AATTTCTCATAATTAGTTAAATCAATAAAGTTCATAGTTCAATCCTTTCATTTTATTATACACGTTTTATGTTCTACTAGATTATATCTTTATGATATCCAAACATTTCTTCACCCATAGTTGAAGCATATTCTATTATTGGCTTTCTATCTAGACTCCAATTATATTCTACTATGTAATGAAACATCTCATCAATTGGGGCTTCAATCATTCTATCATAATTTCTTAGTACCATTTTTTCTTCATCAATTACTGTAATCATTACTTGTCAATCCTTTCTATATTATTACATAAAACTAATATTACTATCGTATTGTTCAACCATTATACATTCTTGATTGAGTTCATTCTTTAAAGTGTTAATCAAGTTTTGTAGTTTATAATAATCTATTACATTATCACATAATGTTATTACAAATGTGTTCTCGCTCACCACAGTGCCGTCCGTATGTCTATAAACTCCGTCTATTAGTTGACAAGAGAATGCGTTATAATCATAATCAAATAAGCATTCATAGATAATGTCTTTAAATATAATATTACTATGTCGTTGTTTATGTGTATCCTTATCGTTTAATCCTATGTAAAGTTTAATTGTAGTCATTTGTTTTATTCCTCATTTATCTATCACACGTTTTTTATATCACTATCAATAATACTATGCAAGTTGTTAAAGTTAATAATATAATTTCACTCATTATAGTATCAAACATCATTTGCTATCCTCCATTTGAAATACTATCATTAGTAGTACTTTAAAATAAGGATAGCTTAGGTTTGTCAATCCCTCGCTATCAATTAATTGCACCTATCATCATCTAGTGTCGGCAATCCTCTCTCGAGGTCAATACAGCTGTGCAATAATAGTTAGCCATTCACGTGTCCATCGCTATTTATACTCGTGTTAAGAACAATATGATTAGTACTATTCACCTACTCATTACGCATATTGCATATAAGCCTAGTCAATTAGGTTGTTATTATGCACGTAATTTTTGATGTCAACATCTCACCTAGTCGCTTTGTACTAGCTTTCCGAGTTGTGCTATATGTAGTATAACTTTACTATCATTTGTTATACGTTGTAATGTTTGTAAGTTGTTTATCGTTTATTCCTTACATCTATATTATACCCAAATTTTATAAAAGTATTACATCATTATCTTAATATCTTTACAATTATTTACAATTTATTTTTTCTATTATATTTTATTATGTAATCTTGTATCGCAAGTATGTAATATAATATCATACGGATAACGGATTATACATAACTAATTGATTGATACTATATAATAATATAATAAACTATTATATAATATGATTATAATATTCAGTTTAGAATGTGCGATTGCTTACAAGTATATTAAACCTAAAACAAGAAAGAATGTGACATCAAGTGACCAATATGTTTACAATACTTTACAATATACCCTTGAAAGCTAGATATAGCTTGAAATTTTATTTTAATAATAAATTATTGAGTAGTTTACATTTGTTAACATAGATTGATTACTTAATTTTTATATCGCACAGATACAATCCCCCAATTTTATGATTATATTATAATATTATATTTTAATAGTATATAACTAGTCGATATAATAATATAATGTTTAGCTTATAAAAATCTATGGGGGTATGTCGTCGATAAGCCCACCCCAATTTCAGCCCCCTTTAATTGGGTTTATACACTCATACACGAAGCTTGTATATCACAAAAACAATAGAATCATAACAATACTCTTATACGCATCAATTATACCGAGCAGCAATATGCAGCTGCGAGGGGCATACCAACCCCAAATTGGGCGACATACTTATCCTTAACCTTTTAAAACGTGTATAATAGTTTAATATAATGTTATATTTAATAATTACGTTCGTACTATTACGTACTCACTATTATAAGATAAACAAAAAACGTGTATAAGGTAAAGGGCATACTATCTTTATTATTAATAGTATGACCTTTTTATAAGTTATTATAGTAATTATTGTAATTATAGTAATTATGGGTGTCTGAATATTAAGAAATTGTTAAGATGATTCAGACTTCCTAATTAACTCTTCTAATCTTTCCTTTTCTTCTTTATCTAATGTTTCCCAATGTTCAAGCTTTTTCTTTTGATAAGCTTTCTTATTTAATTCTTTCTTCTTATCTTTTCGCTCTTGAGCTTTATTCTGTAGTACTTCATTAGTATCTATACCTTGACCGTAGCCAGAATCATAAGCTTTCCATCTGGCATTATTTTGAACTTGAAAAGTTCTTTGGTCGAAATTATCGGCTATCATATAAGCCATCATATCAATGGCTCTTAATCTTTCTATTCTATCCCTATCATTAGTGAAGTACTTATACACATAAGCATCTAATGCCAGTAAGCGACTTTGCTCTGGCACGTTAGAATAAGTAACATACAACTCATTAAATATATCAAATGGAATCTGTATATAAGGGATTGTTATCTCATCTAAATACTTCCCACGACCTTTACTATTATCTCTCATATAACCTCCTTAAAGCACGAGGGTCAAACATTATAGTCTTATGTTCATCTTGATATTGTTTAATAACCAGCGATAAGACCTTATCATACTTCTTATTTCTGTTATTATCGAGTAGGTATGCACATATACATCTTAATATATTCCACAATTTACTATCCATAATTAATTCCTATAATAACCTAAAAACGTGTGCTAGAAATCTATATAATCTAAATACCAACCATCTGTTTCAATCCAGAGGTCAGCCCTTCTTTGATTATCCAACTCCTTTGCTGCTAACCTTACATTCTCATCGTAAGGCAATCCTAGCCAGAAAGCTAACTCCTCCCAATCCTTGAATACAAGAGTACCAAAGTCATACCACGTAGACTTCAATACTTTTTCAAATTCATTAAGATATTTCTTAGTTAACTTCTTAGCCATTATACTTTTCTTTTTCTAGATTCAGATACATTGATTTCAACCACGGATAAATCAATATCATCTAAATATTCTTTAAACTCTTTCCAAGACATATCAATATGCCATCTATCCATTTTTCTTTCATCTTCTATGATATGCCAAGCGATATCATCTTTAATGTCACTTCTAAAGTAACCCAAATCATCTTGATACTCGATAGCTCTCATAGCCGATGCACGTGATTTAAAAAATCGGCTATTCGCCCCAAGGGGCTCTAATCTATTGTATTTATTTACGAAATACTCACTATTTAATTCTTTAATTGCATATACCTTCATTATAATCTCCTATATTGAACGATTTTATCTAACTATGAATAAACATAAAGACCCATATATAAAGTCTTTAATTTGACGATTTTTTTCTATGTTTTATAAAGTTTTCACAATGTTCTTTCTGTGAATCTGTCATCTCTTTTTTAGGTTTCTTTTGTTTATTAAAATCTATACCTAATTTCTTACAACATTCTCTACATAATTTCCATTTTGGAGGTCTGTCTTTGCAGTTAGTTTTATCTTCATCTATCCAACAATTGTTGCAATTAGGACAATAATGAACTACGTAGACCTTACTTTTCTTTTTCATCTTGCAACTCCTTTATGATAAGTTTTAATTTTTCTATCTCTATATTCTTATCATTTATTATTTTAAGATACATCTTCATATTTTCTATAGCTGGATTACTACTCATACTTTTTAACCTCCAATGTATTAGTATTCTTATCTGGCATTACTAAGAATTTATCACTGGGCGATACATTTCTTATTAATTTCATATAACAGTAATTATTTTGATTTATTGAGTGTTTTGTTTTAATTATGATATGTAAGTCATTATCTGCTATAAAACCGTCATTTGACTTAATATTTTCTATTTCTGGATAATAAATTACATAAGTTGAAGCATTAGCAACTAAGGCTATAGATAATACTGCTAAAAAAGCTATTGTTAATCTAAATAATATTTTATCCACTTATTACCTCAATTCTTCTATTACCCAATGCTTTAACATCAATATCGGCAATACAAATGGTACAAGATAAATCATTAACCAAATACCTAATAATAAAAACGATATTGCTAAACAAAATTCATAAAATATTTTTAAATCTTCTTCCATCTATTTATCCTTTAATAATTTACCCGCATAAACATTAACTAATTCGTAATATTTATATTCCCAGTTCTTTATTTCTGATTTTAATTTACTTATTTCTTCTCTATAATAATCATGAAGTTTATCAAATTCAGCATAGACTTCCTTGCAATATTTATCTTTACACATTATTCTTCCTCTTCCTCGCTATCATCTTCTAAGTAATCAGCACCAAATCCAACTTGGACACCCTCTCCACCAGCCAGCTCTTGTGATTGTTCAACCATACTATTGTATTCTTCAATACATTCAGCAGCAGCTGACCAAGTTTCAGCATCTACTACAACGTAATTCTTCTTGAAGAAAATAATAGCACCAACCGTTAAAATTGCAGTGTTTACGGTAAGTAATAAATCTGTTAAACTAATCATCATAATGTCACCTCCAAATCTTATGATAAAAAAAATAGACGTCCTATATATATTATAGAACATCTATTTAAAATTTTCAATACCTAATAAAATATTTTGATTAAGTTACAGTCCAACCTTTATTTATTAAGGTCATAATAATATCGCTACTAGCCCCACCACATGCAGCTATATTTGTACCACCAAACGATACCGTGCGAGATGAGGTAACTGTAGGGGCATTATCTGCTATAAACTTGATAGATTCTGTATTAATTCTCCCATTACCAACAGAACTCAATTGTAAATTATAAGCAGTACCTAATATAATTTTAATATTTTTTAGAGAACGACAATAGTATAAAAAATTATTCAATGCATCATTGTTTTTAGACATGTCGATGGCAGATGGAATATATAAAAGATTATCGCAGTATTGACAGAAACCACTAAAGTATGTACCATTAGAGGTATCTAAACTATCTGGTAATTTTCTTAAATTCTTTGCATAAGCACAAAAACTAGAAAAGGTTGTAGAGTTAGAAGTATTTAGGTTATCTGGTAGCTTCTCTAGCGAAGTGCAATATGAACAAAAGTTATCTAGACTTGTTGCTAGAGAGGTATCTAAATTGTCTGGTAATTTTCTCAAACTATGACAGTTAGAGCAAAAACCGTTCCATTTCTGACCGACATCAAAGTTATAACCGTCCAAGAACTCAAAGTATTGAATAGTATAATTATTATAAAAGAATGTATTAGTTGCAAATGATTGTGTACTCGCCTTAGTTATATTACAGCCGAAAACAGCGTATAAACTATTATTTATATAGTATGCATTGAGGTCGGTATACGGAATACTGCTAGAACTGAAATATAATATTAAATATCTAGTTTTGTAACCAGATGAAGATAATTTATCCTTGCTCCTATCCCAATAATGAGTGACTGGAAAGGAATTATAAAATGAGCCATCTGATGTAGCGATTGCAGCTATGTTTACAGATGAGCTTGATTTGCTAAACGTAGTAAATATATCAGTATCGCTATATAATATTATAGCTTTTCCAGCATATTCCCTATTATCTTCTTGTAGTATAGTTTTAATATCGAACCACTCTTTATCTGGTTGCCATTCAGTAGAACCTCCACCACCAGATATTTCTTTAATCTTGTTAGCGTAATCTTTGAATGGAGTGGAGGAATTAACCTCCACACCCTTTTCAATGATTGCATTCTTAATAAGATTTTTAGTTTCTCCTAATTGTATTAATTTATCTTCTATACTCATACTAATTAGACTCCTTTGATTTATTAATAAATGCTTGTCTTACCATATCTTTAGTAATAGTAATACCATCGACCTCAATAGGCATTACTGATTCAGCTACACCACAATAAACACTTTGACAGTATTTAAGTTGCGTGTCTAATTCTAAATTATTATCTAAGAATTGTCTTATAGATTCTAATTGAATACCACACGAACGAAGGAAAGTTATAAAATCAAGAGCTGTCATTGTAAGCCTACTTATACGTTCTTCTTCTTTTTCTACGATTTCTTCTTTTGGTAAATACTCACCATTGTGTAATTCATACTCTACGTCAATTTCTTCGATAGATGTATAAACCATAAATCGTAAAGCTTGTTCTAATTCTTCTCTAGTTTCTTTTGCTAGAATAATTAAATCTTCATTTTTTGCTATAAACATTATTATTCTCCTCTACGCATAATAGAAATATAAATAACCTTGCATTTGTCCAGTATGGGCATAATACAAATAAACAACATCATTTTTATTTACTGGAAGTAATATATTCCCTTTAACATCTTCTAGGTATATATCTGCAAAGAGAGAACACATTTGAATATTAGATGTACTATTAGATAATTTTACATAATTATAGTGGTTTATTTCAGTATTATCTCCCATAAATTGACAATAAAACCAACCAGCTGCTGGAGCAGTATAGGTAGTGCCAGAAGCCCCAACCGTAAGAGTTTCTCTATTATCTACATCTGGAGCAGAAAATCCACCACCTTTAATCTCAATCTCTATATTTCCTTTGCCGATTAAACTTTCATTATTTATAGTTTTTATTTCTTTTATAGCCTTGCTATCTTCCAATAAATAATTAACATCTCCTATAGTAATGTTAGATATAAATTCTTCGACATTCATTGTAGTATCTTCTGAACTTGCTCTAACAAATGAATTAAAAGTGGTAGAGTCACCTATTTTTAAAGATGGCGTACCCCATTGAGAAAATACATATACAATACCATTATACGAAGTTGAGTTACCGTCCCAAGATACTTCACCCTCCAAAGGTAATCCTGTAGTTATATCATAAGCTATGCTACCAGTAGTTGTCACACTACTATCTAATGTATATAAGTATGGTTGAGGAACACCATTAACAGTTAAACCAGTTATGGTTGTCATAACACCACCAGATTCCCACGCATAAACTTGTTTTATTCCCATTAGTTATCACCTCCGAATTTTAAAGTTTTTGTAGCTTCTATATATGTTGGGGCAGAACCACCACCTTCAACCTCAATATTACCAGTTCCAATAATACTTTCACCATTTATTGTTTTAATGTTGTTAGATTTTATGTAATCAGCTAACACATTATTCAGAGTTGTTTTACTTATAAATGTGTAACCTAACGCACTGTCATATTGAGATTTTGATAATTCACCACATTCTAACTTACCAGTATCTTCATTTACTTTTAACCAATTGCCAGCACATATACCACCTAACGTAGTCGTAGTAGCTTTTGGTAAAGTGTAATTACTTCCACCAGTTGCTGAAATAGTTATAGAACCATCAGTTTCGTCTTGAGTTACAGTTATATTATTTCCAGCTTTAACACTTTCTATATCTAAATATGGAGAATAGTAAGAATGAAATCCACCTTCAAAACTTATACGATATTTTCCAAATTGACCTATCATCAATTCATTAACATCTATATATGTATTAGTAGCACTGTAACCAGTCTTAGTACCTATAGGAGTTTCTGAAAGATATATCTTTCTAGTTTCACCATTTGAATTTCCTAATTTAAGTGTTTCTCCAATAAATGTTTTTGCTCCAGTTACATTTTGTTCTGTATTTGTAGTCATATCTCCAGAGCCAGTACCACCACCAGTAGCAGAAATTACATTAGTGTTTGGGTCTATCGTTATACCTTCACCAGCTACAAGTTTATTTTGCTTGCTATCTAGCAAAGTAGAATCACCACCATTTAATAAATTTAGTGCTTCTTCGATATTACCAACACCAGAAACTTCTCTGATTACTTCCTTACCAGCTTCATTAATATTACTCAAAGATACGTTAGCACTTACAGCTTGTCCAACATTATCCATACCTAGCCAGATTAATTCATTATTAAGTTTTAAAGACCATTTATTTAAGTCTAAAGTACCACTAAACGAATTACCATCACTACCTATTAATAATGTTCTTGCAGCTATTGGAGAATCTGGGTATCCAATAGATAAATGAGGAGAACCATAAGTAATAGGATTAACGTCAGCTTCTAATACATATCCCATATTACTTATATAAGATATTCTAACGTAATAAGTAGTATTAGGTTGTAATAAGAAATCTGGCATTATGTGTTCGCCAAGGTTAAATGCAGTTCCATTAGTTGATAAAGCTAAAACTAAATCACTATTTCTTACAGCCAAAGCTATAGAACATCTACTATCAATGATATTTTGTTGAGTAGTTATATCATCTCCAGTAGTGAAAGATAAATCACATTCCCAATTTCTACCTTCTCTATCTAATACAAAAGGTAATTGTAAGTGATTATTTTCATCTATATTACTTACTTGACCTTCTTGAATTGTAGGTTCGCCAATGATAACTACGTTAGGAACTTTTAAAGATTCAATATTATTAACCCTTTGTGTTAAATCTTGTAAGTTATTACCTACTTCTCCAACTAATTCGGAAGTTTTGCTAGAAGAGAACACCTTAGATGTAGAAACATCTTCATCATCTATGATAGCTCCTCCTCCACCACCACCGATAGCTCTTAAATTTATTCTTTTACCTTTATCTTCTGGATTTATATATATACTTCCATCAGAAGAGTAAAAACTTTCTGCTTTTGGATAGTAATGCTTAGGATTAATAGAATCATCACTTATATATGCTAAATCGTTATTTTGGTCAATAACCAAATCAGCATTGGTTGATGCTTTAATAACACAATCTAAACTACTTTGCCAAGTTCCTTTGTGAATTAATAGATTGTTAATCATTACATCTTTATTATCTTGCCCTTCGATAATAAATCTATTATCAGCAGCTCTTAATATTCCACTAGGTACATTAACTTGTTTACTAAATGTCTTTTGACCAGTTATAGTTTGAGTAGTGTCAGTAGTTACCAAGTTTTTAGGTAAAGGCTCTCCAGCTGAACTAATGGTAACACTATTACCATCTTTAGTAATTGTTATATTAGTACCAGCTTTAATATTATCTGCTGTAAGCTTAGAGTTCAATGCAGCTTGTAACGCTGAATCTTGAGTTTCTCTTTCGCTACGTTCATTATCTATTTGGGCTTGTAGTTGATATCCAAGAGATTCTCTCATAGATATTTCAGTATTCAAATCAGCAATAACATTATTAATTTTGTTTTTAACCGAGCTATTCAATTCAACTTTACCAGTAGATGAGTTAATTACTATATCTTGAGTATTAGTATTTAATATACCATCAATAACTGGGTAATCTGGGTTACTACTAGTGTTCCTTAATCTAACAGTCCAGTTAGCATCATGCCCAAAGTTACCAGTACTAATATATCCGTAGTTATGAGTTGTACGTAAACCATCTATATATTTAATACCAGTTATAGTTTGGTCTGTATTTACGGTAACGAAATCTTGAGATAAATGTTCATTGAACGAATCACTTAGATTAATTACAGTTTTAGAATCTTCATCTCTCTGTGCGATAGATATATTACCGTCAGTATTAACTAAATAAATAGGTAAAGTATCAGCTAATAATTCTGGAGTTATAGCAGTATCGTTACTTAGAACTTCTACATCTTGCAAGGTAGCTAGTCTAACTTGACCTACTATATCAGTAGAAGCTATATCAGCAGTATCTACGTAGAAATCACCAGTAAGTTTATCATACTTAATGTAAGTACCGTCTGGGTTAACTATCTTAATAGCATTACCACGTAAGTTATCAGTTACAAATGAATCGTTTTCATTATGTACTCGTAACTTATAAACATTTGCTGTACTAGTTTCAACTGTAAAGTAAGGAGCAAATCCTTGGTCACCTTTATCACCTTTATGACCAGTTAAGCCTTGTCTATTTAAGTACCAATTAAAATCAGCCATTATACACAATCTCCTTTATGTATGTCCTTAGATGGACTATTAAACTTGTACCACTTGTATTTTACTAAATTCACCGTTTCGACCTCCTTCGGTTAATGTATACTCTGTAGTTAGAGAATCTAAATCTAGCAACTCTAACATAATAGGGTGATTCCCTAAGCCAATTTCGTGAGTATCTTCGGCAGTTACTACAAACGTAAATTGACCTTCTTCTGGGTAAGTTATTTGACCTACAGTTTCTATATCGGTATTAGCAGTAATAACCTTTTCTACTAATACTTTAGCATCAGCTGTAGGAGCTCCAAGTATTTTAAATCCTATAGCGTAATCAGATAAATCAACTGGAGTCCACAATAAATTATCGTGAGTAACTACAGAAGGGTCTGGATTAGCTATTCCATCTGTAACTTGGATAGAACAAGAAAAACCTTTTGTTTTTCCTTTGATGATAGTTGCATCTATATACATTTAGACCTCCTAATCTTATTATAGCATATAGTATTACAATATTCAATATTAATCATTACGAACCTCCAACTCTTCAATAACATCAAATACCTTAGTAGAGTTTCCGTTACTTACAGTATAAGGGTTAGAACAGTTTTTAGGGACGTAAAGAAAATTAACATTTACCCAATAATTTAAGTTTCTTGAGCCAGTCTGACTATTACTAGCTACAGTCTGACCAAATAGTTTTACTGTAGAAGTACCTTGGTTTTGTAATCTTACGGAATCAATTGCACTTACAAATTTAGCTTTTTCAGAAGTATCTACTGTCATAGCACCACCATTAGCCACATTTCCAAATGTTCTAGATTCTGTCATAATTTTATATTTACCATAAATATCTTCTACTTGAGTCTTAGCTATATCTCGAACCGATATATCATTCCTATTAGGATTAATATCGGAAATCTTGATAGAATCAAATTCTGGCATTGTTGAATATGTTTCTGTTCTCTTATCGAAAAAGATAGCAGTATCATTTAAGCTACCAGAAATAGTTGCACTAGGTAATCTAACACCACCATTTTTAGTAATTAATATACCTTCTGATATAGCATAAGTTACAGCTTTAGTAGATTTATTTTCGTCTACTTTAAATATTTTACAACCAATAACTACACCGTCATAAGCTTCAAGCAATAGTTTTAATCCACCTACACTTAAAGTATAACCAGATGGAGCTAATGTTTTACTACCAACAGTATAATCAATATTTTCAGAATCATTTACTATATTAATAGAATTTTGTAATTCATTTACTCTATCTACTAATTCTTTAAATGCTCTTTCTACATCTTCTACTTTTACTAGTCCGTGAAATCTATCAACCATTATTAACTCCTTATTATTGATTGTAATCTATTCTAAATATTTTACTAAATGTACCACTTATAGTGTCTTTTGGTTTTACGTAAATTATAGTATGTCTTACGCATCTATCCCCTTGACCTTTAAGAATTGTAGTACCATTTAGATTTACGCTTATATTGTTAGTTCGACCTACTACGCATAAGCATTCGTAATTTTCAGCTGTATAATCTCCACCATTTGAAACTTCCGTGCCTAATGAGAGTGATTTATATTGAGTACAGTCACAAGGTACTAGACCTAAATTAGCTACATCTAATCCGTTAATATTAATTATACCATTTTCATCTATTCTATATTGGAATAAAATCTCTCCTTTATTTGAATTTACTTCTTCACTAAAAGTTATAGGTACTTCATATTTAGAATTAGAACTTGCCAGTTTACAAAAAGCATATCCTTCTTTTATTGTAGTTTCACCAGTAGCTACAGTCATTCTACTGTTAGACTTTTTAAATATATGCATTTTTACGTGTAGCTTACCATCTTCATAGTATAAATAATCTATTCTATTTTGCACATCATCTACAAGGTCAAATAAATCATTTGTTCTACAAGGTCTATCTCCACTACTAGGTCTAGGAACTAGATAATTCTTATGATTATAATCTTCTAATACAGATGCATTATATTTAACTCTTTCTAGATTACTTTCAGCTGCATTTGCTAAGTTTTCTAATTGAGTAAATGCTGTAGTTAATTTAGCTCCGAAAGCTAAGTTTGAAGCGTTAAAGAAATCAAATGTCATGAACTAGTCCTCCCAGTATCTCTAAATATAACACTATTGCTTCCTCCAGTTTTTGTGTTAGTATCAGCAGCACCTATAGTTCTGCCATTAACATTTATACCGTGAGTACAATCGTAATTATCTCTAGTTCCAGCATCGAATGTATACTTATGTTGAGTATTGTTCATATTAGGTAAGTAATACAATAAATTAATGTTAATATAGTCATCACCATTTACGTGGAATATTTTACCATTATTGAACATACCTATAAGAACTGTACCAGTTTTATTTAACGTAGGGGAACATTCTATTTTACCTCTACCATAATCTAATAAAATATATTTATTAGTATTACTTGGAGATATGCTTTGATTTATGATAACTCTATAGATATTAATTTCATCGTAATAAGCCAATCTTTTACATAGGTTATCCCCAGTAAATTCGCACTCAATAGGATAATTCTTTAGATTCATTATATTAATTAATGATTTAAGATTAACTATTTTTTCATCGCTCGAATTTAAAGTAACATCTGGATAAACAACTTTAGATATATCTGGAGTAGAATCTACGGTACTATCAACTTCTGATAATTCAATTAATCTTTGTTCTATAGCGTTAAAGTTTTGGATTAATCTATCTTTATAGATTCTACCTTGTTCATCGTGCCAGTCTGGAACTGGAAGCTCAAATTTAGGAAACATATCGACCATTCTATTCACCTCCTAATTGTCTTTGTATATTTGATACATTTCTATTTACTTGTCTACCTCTACCTCTAATAATACGTCTAGCATCTCTTCCAGAAGGTGATTCACTATCATATCTATTAGGGTAATTATATTCAGAAGTAGAATACATACCTAAGATATCAGATAAAGCAACATCTGGAGTTATAGGGTTATTTACTTTTATATTACTAACTGTAGGGTCGAATGTACCAAATAATCTATTAGCTGCTGGTCTATAGTAATTCAAATCATTACCATACATATTATTTACTAATTGAGCAGCTTCTAACACTGTAGAATTAATGAATCTAGGGTATACTAAAGTTTCACTAATTGCTTGTGTTAATACTTCATCTCCTTGAGTAGTCAATGGAGTCAATTTACCAGTTTGTTCATCTATTGTGTATCTTGTATTATTCTTATAATCCATATAAACATTTTTATTATCTAAGAATGATTTATCACGATAGATAGGTTTTCCATATTTATCAACACCTTTAAATACGTTGAATGCAGCATACCCAATAGGGTTTAAATCTTTACCACCAGAAATAGCCTTACCTAAATCTCCTTTACCTAAAGCTTCTGCTGTTTCACCTAAGAATCTCATAGATGTAGTTTGAGGTGAATAATCCATACTTACATCTCTGTATTTTCCAGTATTAGGATTAAATTTAATATGAACAAATGGTTTGTCTAAATCAGCTTTAATATCTAATCTATGTTGCATTTCTTGATTAAATGCTATTTCGCCTAAAGCTTTATTAAATACTAAGTTACTGATTATAGGGTGATTAGCCCAAGTTTTTGCTGTAGACCTTAATGCTGTATCTGTCCATCTATAGAATGGATACATAGTAGCTACAGCTCCTCTAGCCATCTTAGGAACTATAGAGAAACCAGTTTGCAAAGCAGCAACGTCTTGTGCATTAGTAATTAATTTTGCTAATTCCATTTTATCAGCTTCTCTAAGGAAACTTGCTCTACTATTAATAGGTATTCCAGCTTCTCTTAAAGATGCATTCAAAGCAGTTTCAGCAAATAAGTTTTGAGCTTTACTATCTATTACGTTAAATGCATTTGATAAAGGTTTATTTATAGAACTTATTAGTTTATCTACTTTATTATAATCTCTAGATAATCTTGTTAAGTGTCTATAAGTACCAGTAGCTTTAGCTAATTCTCCACCAGTTCTGAATGAAGCCATAATATCGTCAATAAGATGGATATTACTGTTAATAGCTGCGTTTAACGCACCAGATGAAATGTTACCAGCTAAGTATTTACCAGTTGCTAGCATTACGGATTTATTAATATTATACCAAATATTTAAAGCATTATCTGGTTTGTATGGAGCACCAAAGTTTCTTAAAGTATCCATATAGTCATTAGTAGCATTAACTAGATTCTTATCTAATGCAACGCTATCAACACCTACTGGAGCTGGAGTAACCTTACCAGCTACATCTTTAATATCTTTAGCTTCTCTTAGATTATCTGCTGAAATATATACAGCATCTGAACTACCTAATTTACTTGCTCCAGCACCTTGATTAAGATTCCTTACAATATTAGCATCAGTAAATTCTTGAGTTTGTTTATATATCCATTTATTAGGGTCTAGTAGAGTATCTGCAATTTCTTCGTATGTAGCAGTACCTAAAGCTCTTTGAGAATATTTACCAGCGAATGCACGATTGATTCCAGAACCTTCACCAAGTAACCTATCAACACCAGCATCAGTATGAGGTACTGGTAATAAGTCACCCTTCTTAAAACTTTGCTCTGCATCAAGTATTAATTTAGCATATACATCATCACTCATAGCACTTAACATATTTTTACCATTTTCTGTTAGTACTCTAGCAGTTCCTTTAGTAGTCATTAATTTATCTTTTAAGAACTCTGCTACTGCATGAGTCATTGGAGTGTTATATTTATCTAATACTTTTTCTCCATTAAGTAAATTATAAGCCCAAGAAATAGATTCTGATTCTCTTCCACCTAATTCTATAGGAGCTTCTAACTTACCTTCTGGTCTTAGAACTCGTTTTAATCCAGTAAGAAATTCTTTAGCTTCTGGAGTATCTACTTTTTGTAATACTTCAATAAGCTTATGTGTTATTTCGTGTCCAGCTGTACCTTCCCAACTTTTACCTTTTTCAGCTATTTTTTCTATATTAGCAGTTAAAGTACCATCTTCACTATAAGTACCATAAGCTCCACTAGTATTTTCTTTTTGGAATTTTAACTTACCGAATTTCTTATCTATAGCTTTTCTACCTAAGCCAGTAACTTCGTGTAAAAGGTCATAGTAAAATTCAGCTCCACGTTTTAGTCTTGTAGGAGCACTAAACATATCTGCATTTTCTAGATATACATTTAATGCTTTTTCTACTTCACTAAAATTACCTAAGTTACGTCTAACGCCTAATTGTTTTAAAGCTAATGTAAAAGCATCTTCATAAGTTGTTGGAGAATACTTTTTAACTAATTCTTCATAAACATTTTGAAGTGGCTTTAACACATCTTCTCTAATCTTGAGTAATTTATCAGTAACTGGTAAACCTTCTTCTGCTGCCTTAATAGCTGTTACTATATCACCTTTTGAATAGTTATTTAATTTCTTCAAAATAGATTCTGGTTTAACTAAATCTACAGATACTTCTGCTTGACTTAAGTTGACCAATGTAGCTGCTTTCTCTTGAACTCCTTGAGTCTTATTTACAGCTTCTGCTACAGTTTCTACTTTAGTTGTAGCTTGAGCTGTTTTACTAGCAACTTGTAAAGGTTTAGTAACTAAAGCTCCTATTGCTAGAACATCTAAGGCAGTTTCAGTTGGATAGTCGTGAGTTTTAATAAGTGCGGATTCAAAAGCTTCCTCTGGAGTTATTCCAGTATTTAAAGCTTTAACTGTAGATTTTAATGCTTGAGGAACTTGATTTTCGTTAGGTAATAAACCTCTTCTAACACCTTCGCTGTATCCAGCTCTAGCCCAAGTTAATGGTTGAGCACCAGTAGTATCTAAAGCTTCAAATGCTCTTATTGGAGCTTTCCAAGTTTGTCCTAATTCACTAAGTAACATTCTACGAGTTAAATCATCATCTGGAGTATCAACTCTTTTCCATAATGGATTCCAAGGTTGTGTCATTTGGTTAAAGCCAATACCAACAGCATTAGCCATAGGAACTGCTGACATCATACCAGTACCAAGTCTAGGAATGAATTTGAATACATTACCAGCCATAGATAATGAATTTTCTAATGGAGTTTTAGAATAATCATATTCTGTAGGTTGCATAGCACTCTTTAAATTCCTATCAGATACTTCTTGCATTTTTAAATACTCTTGCAATTGAGCATCTGTATTTTCGTATGGTACACCTTCTGGACTAACAAAACTTCCTAAGTTCTGATTCATTATTTGAGAAGGTTCTACATCTGGAACTGGGATAGTAACCCAACTAGGCTCTTCTGCTTGAGTAGGTTGTACTGTAGCTTGTTGTTCTGGCTCTACAGTTTGTTCTGTAGGTTGAACAAAAGATGGAGTATAACTTATATCAGCTTGAGGTTGCTCTTGAATTTCTTGAGCAGTAGGTTGAGCTACTTGTGTTGGTTGATATGTAGGTTCTGGACTAGGGCTATTACTAACCCATTGTCCAGTTACTCTATCATATACTAATTCTGGTTCAGCAGCTTGAGCTGGCTGTTCAAATGCACTAACAAAACCTTGTAATAGATTAGGTCTATTTACAGTTCTTGAATAAGTAGGAGTTTGCATTAAATCATTCAAAGGAGTATTGTATATATCCATAATACTCGGATTATTTAATTGCATACCTTGAGCATACAAAGAATCCAAGTCTATGCTTGGTTGTATAGCTCTGGTAGTAAATCCAACATTATTTTGCATTATTTATCATCTCCATAATAAGTATTGTCAACATTTGCATTATTCATTAAATTCTGAAATAATGGAACATTTGTTAAATTATATCTTGGAGTAGAACTTTGAATAGGATTAAAATTAAATGTAGCATTTGCTTGTTCTGGAGTCATTTGATTCATTGAAACCATATAAGCACCAGCATTAACATTAGGTATTGCACTTAATCCAGTCAATGCACTACCTTGACCCATCATAGTTCTCCAAGGTAAGTTTTCTCTATTCATTTGTAGCATAGCTTGAGTACGAGCATTTTGAGCATCGCTAGATAATTCAGAACCATACATAGAAGCGTTAGCACCTACGTTAGCATTATAATTACCAGCTTGTGCTTTAATAACATCACCAGCTATTCCACCAGCTTGAGTCATACCAGTAGTTTCTAAATTACCAGCATTCGCCATAGCTTGTTTAGATATATCACCTTGAGAATTAATTATTGCTGGAGCTACAGCTTTTGCATATTCAGTATTTTGTTTCATACCTTCAATTACAGCAGCACTAGTATTATTAATTTTAGCCATTTCAGTCATTAATGTTCTTTGAGAAATTTGACCTTGATTAGCTAAAGTTTCTAAATCTTTTGCTTGTTGCATTAAAGCTTTTAATTGATTTTCATATACTGTTTGCTGTCCAGCTATTAATTGGTCGTATGGGATACCAGCCTTATTTGCTATTTCAGCTTGATATCTTTGAGTAGCTAACTGTTCAGCAGTAGGAAGATTCATACCGAATCCACCTATTTGGTTAGCAACTTGAGCAGCTTGATTACTTCTAATATCTCTAGGGTCTACATAGTAGCCAGAACCTTGTAGTCTAGGGTCATTGGCAGCTGCTTGCATAATCTTGTCATATTGAGCTTGCATTTGTTGAGATAAACCACCTTGAAAGTTTTTATTAGCTTCTACTAATTGTTCTCTCAATTTAGTATCTGACTCTTGCACTTGCTTTAATTGTTCTGGGGTTAATTCCATCTTTCTACTAACTAGCTCTCTTTGAGCTGGAGTCATAGAAGCACCTTGCATTTGAGGAGTTATACCATCTCTAGCAACTAATTGAGGATATTGAGCTGCTAATTGGTCGTAAGTAATTTCTCCTCTTAAGAAAGCTTGTCGTGCTAAATCATATTCTCCGATACCAGTTGTAGCTCTTTGAATAAGACTTTGATTGGAAATATTGCCAGTATAGTTAGGCATAGCTTGCATATTTACTTGCCCTTCAATAGCCATATTTTTATTACCTCCCTTTTGATTAGTTGGCTTAACTACATCATTAATATTTTGAGCAATTACTGATTCGTTTTGAGCAACTTTAGAGTAATTTTTTCTGCCAGAATTAATACTCTTAACATAGTTTTGTGTTTCTTTGAATGGGGGGATACCACCATACTTTTGCACATTACCCATACCAGCGTTATAGGCAGCTAAAGCTAAATCAGTATTTCCTTTATAATGGATAATTAAGTTACCTAAATGTCGCATAGAAGCTTCTGCGTTTTGCTCTGGGTCGTAAGCATTCTTAACACCCAAAGTTTTAGCAGTTGCTGGCATTAATTGACCTAAACCCATAGCTCCAACATGAGATTTAGCATTAGGATTAAAACCAGATTCTTGGTTGATTAAAGCTAACGCTAAGTCTACTGGAACTTTATATTTAGATGCATATTTAATTACCAGCTGTTTCATTTTTGTAGTATCGACTTTTTGAGCCATTACTTATTACCTCCAAATAAAGTAGTCACCCAATTTTTTCCACCTAATGCAGCAGTACCAGTCAATCCTCTACCTACAGAATCTGCCATATTAGACCATTGAGCCGAACCACCTCCAGCAGTTCCACCACTAGATGTACCTAATGCAGATGAAGGGTCTATAGTTTGGCTAGACATAACACCACCAGTAGCTTGTAGTCCAGCTCCTAGACCTTGAGTAATCGGAGTAGGAATCATACTTAATACCTTACCAGCACTTGAAGCTAACTGACCTCCGATACCTAAAGCTTGATTACCGAATGAATTATTTTGTTTAGCGATATAATTATATTGGTCTATATCAGAATAATCCTTTCCTAATCCATAAGCACTTTGATATACTGGAGCAGCATTTAATAAGCTATTGTACCAGTTCTGTGCCATTTGAGCAGCACTTGATACACCTTGCTCTTGTAATCTAGCAGCTAAATCGTTTTGATATCTTTGTTGGTCTGCGTAAGCTCTATTACCAGCCGAACTATATCCACCGTGAGTAGTAGCATAATTATTAGCTGTAGTACCACTCATAGCTCTATTATAGTTTCTAAGGAAGTCTGATTGACTTGCAGTATTACTATAATATTTATTTAGATAGTCATCTATATAACTTTGAGGGTTATTTAGATAAGTATCCATATTAGTTAAAGCATTCTGATAATATGGTATAGCTGTCTGTGAAATATCATGACCACCTATAGTATAATCAGTTTGCTTTTTCTTAGCCATTTTCGCCATAAAGTAAACCTCCTTTTCGTAGCAATTTTAACATAGCCCTATATTTTTATTATAGAACTACATTGGCTAATTTTCAATTATTACGGTTAATATTTATTTACAATTACTTAAATCATTATAAATATCATCTAACCATTCCCTCCCTCATTAGAGGAAGATTCGACAGTGGCTAAATCTTCGTATATATCTTCAAGCCACTGACGTGGAATTGTTTTATCAGCCCATTTGATTCCGTGCTTGTCGCACCACATAGCGTATGACGTTTTACTTCCCTTCTTGATTTTTTGATTAGCATTATAGAATACTATTCTAAAATCAATATCTGGATATTGTTCGATAACTAGGAGCATTTTCTGTCTATCTTCTAACACCCATCGACCTTTAGTTTCGATAACAATATGAGGGCTTACTGGAAAGTCTGGAGTGTATTTATGTATACTCTCTGGCACTGTATACGCAAATTCTCTACTTTCGTAAGAAGGGTCAATTCCGTACCCTTCTAATTCTTTTATAAAATTTTTCTCAAGTCCACTTCTAAATCCGTGTTTTCTACCAGCTTCATCTACTGTTATTTTCTTTCGTTGAAATCTAACCATCTTTCCTCCAAGTTAGTATTTGTATATCATACATTCTTTCTTCCCCCTTAGAGTTTATGTAAGGTAGGACTTCTGGAATATATCCAGTTTTCTTAAATCCTAAACTCTTACATATCCTAATAGGGTGAACTGCTATTGATGGAATTTCTGCGTATATCGTGTCGATATAAAGCTCATTTATTATCTCTTCGTAAATATTTCTAACCTTCTTACCGAATATAGATTTATCATTCACGATATGAACTTGTGCAGAAGATTTATTAGCGAATCTAATATTATCTAAGATTATTAATCCGTATAAATATTGTTCTTTATCATCAAATATACCTATCACACAAGAGTCATCAGCAGTTATATAACTTTCAATGAATTTAGCAGCAATTTCTGGTGAATCTATATGAATTATATTCTGACTATCAAATATTAAATGATTAGTTTTATAACAAGAAAATATATCATCTTTATATCTTTCACAATCTATATCATATAATTTCCTATGTTTCATCTTACTCTCCTTGACTAAAGTCTGGTATTCTCAATGCAGCTAAGCAGAAAGATACGTTAGCTGGGAATTTAATACCTATTGATATTCCTTCTCTACCACTCATCGGAGCATAAATTCTAGTTAGGTTAGATTTCTTAGCAGCCCATTTAGTTTGCAATTCAAATGAAGGGTAAACATTTCTAGAATCTGAATAAATTAATGGAGGTATATTTAAACCATCTACACCATAGTTTGTATACGGTTGAATATGTTGATATGACGTATCTGTATTAGTTACGAATATATCATACTCTACCCCATTCAATTCTGTAACTTCTAGAATTGAGCCACATAATAATCTATTATCTTTTAAACCTATAGCTTCAAATTCTGCAACTGGTTCTATATCTGGGATTACAGTATTTCTTCTGAAATCTTGGAATATAGTACCATCTGACATTATACCTAAAACTCCTTGGTTAAATCCAATAAAGAATCTTACATATCTATCAAGTTTTCTATGGAATAATGAACCTTGGGCTGTTAATATAATACCATCAGTTAAATCTTCACCATAGTATAATATAAATACTTGTGCTTCTGAATTATATGTTAAGCATCTTTTTCTATCTACAATACCAAAGTTTTGAGCATTTAGGTAGTCAGCACTAATTAAAGTCTTACCAGCAACTATAGAACCGAATACGTTTTGAGCTGCTGCTTGTACTATTGAAGCACTATTAGTGTCATAAGCATAAATAGCTTCATTAACAATTACGTGGTCTGTAGCATTTTCTTGACCTATTTCAGCAATCTTTTCGATATTAATACCAGCTGCTTCAACACCAGTACTTGCTATTGTTGAATAACTAGAATTACTATTGCCGATAGTTAATGTATACATACCATTCTTTTTAGTTAATAATACTTTACCTAAGAACTCTTCTATAGATAATAATTCTGAATTATCTCCGTAGAATCCTCCGAAATAACCAGCTCCGTATTTTTCTTCAAATCCATCTGGTCTACCTACTTGTGAGTAATAAATAAATCCATCTGAATCTTCTATGAATAATCTATTGCAACACCATTGTATTAACCTAGGATTTAAAGTTCTAATCTCATCATCTTCATTTGGTTCTTCTGGAGTATATTGAAAATCTATTTCTATCATAGATTTCTCTGATATAGTAGTATTTTCAGTAATTACATTATTACTAGTATTACCGTGATTTATTCTTAAAGTAATAGCTGGAGTTACTGCTATCTCAACATCTCCTAAATCTACTTCTACCTTTAAACCACCATTTTCTCCACCAATAATACCAGTTGGGTTATCTGTAATATCTTTCATAACTCCAAAGTTAGTTGACGTTACAGAAGATATTATTGAGTTACCAGAAATAATTTCAAATACTGCTGTGTCTGTAGATGCAGTATATCTTAATCTCCAAGTATAAGTACCTTTTGGTAATACCTCTGTTGCTAAGAATGTCTTAGTACCTTTATTTGTAGTTATGGTCGCTACTATTGTAGTATTAGAAGATGCACCTTCAATATGTGTTTCTACTACTTCTTCTGTAAATTTATCTCTTTCAGAAGCTCTAGATAGAGTACCAAATAATTGAGCTCCTTTATTAGCCCATTTCTCTACACCATAAATAGAAGTTACATTATCGCCAGACATAGTATATATTTTAGCTTTAGCATCACCTTGTTGCTTAACTCCATTAGCTCCTACGGTATTAAAACGCATAGGACTTCTTAAAGTAGCACCATTATCATTACTAGTATATAAATTAGTAGAACCTAATTTTTCTCCTACTGGAATATAAATATATCCTCCAACTGGACTAACCCAACTCAAAGCCCAGTCATCAGCTCCTCCGTTTCTTTTATACGTGTAAGCATAATGACTGTAAGTTCTTTTAGTTTCGGTTACTGTTCCACCTTGAGATTCTGTAGTTGTAGATAATACACTTCCATAATTACCTATTTTAACAGTGTTAGAACCTTCTTTATTTGCATCTATAATACCAGATATAGTATAATCTTTTCCAGCTAATTTATCGAAGGTATAATCTATTCTCTCTTGGATATAGCCACCATAAGTAATTCTAGATATAGTACCTTCTCCTATTCCAGCGATATCTACTTTCTTACCTAACCAATAATATTCGCCATCTTTCTCTGGAACTTTTACTTCTGAATAATATCCATAAGTAGATATAGGTACGTTTTTACTTATAGCAATACTAGAAGATTCTGGATAATATCCACCAAATAATAAATTCATACCACTATCACTTGTAATCAATTCGTTTTGTTTACAAGTCATTAATGCTTCTTCCGTGATATCATTCATCTTGGTTTTGTATCTTTTTAATCCTCCATCTGGAGTATATACAAATACATTACCTAAGTTAGATAACAAAAATAAATATCCAGATTCTACATCTTTAGATATAGTAATAATAAATTCATTATCTATCTTAGCTTTTTCTACATATCCATATTGAGGGATTAAAGCCCCTTTTTCACAAAAGGTATTACTACCACCAACTAATGCTAAAGAACCTAATTGTTCAGTAATACTTCTAGGAGTATCTAATAAATATAGACCTTCTGAAAAATCACCAAATATCCATTGTCCATTAATCTTTTGTTGTTTAGATTTACCTTTTTGGAAATTAGTCATACCATCTACCTCCACGGTATTCGTCATCAATTAATCCGTGACGAGTATTATAATGTCCAGCATTATGACCATAACCTCTTTGAGCTTCTAAGCTACCTAGGTCATGTTCTAAGAATGTACGTAATCTATCTTGATATAGATTTGCATATACTTCTACGTTAGGGTTTTGACATCTAGCAAAAGTTAAAGCTGCTGCTTTTAATATTACTAAATCGCAAAATCTAATTGAAGCTACGACAGAATCATTGATGTGTGCTATGGAACTTCTACTTGCATCGTTATCAGCCATAACTAAATCAGTAGTAGATACGCATACTTTTAAAATATATTCTTTATCTGGACAAGGTAATAACTTTAAATATCCATTCTTAATTACATAACTTCTAGGTTTTCCAGTCTTGAGCACAAGGTTGGTAGATTCTTCATCTGATTCTGTAACATAAGTATTGCTATCTCTATTAGCACAATCATTGTAAGGTAATCTATAAACCTCATTAGTATCTGGGTCTATAAGTTGTATATTTTTAATAATACCTTCTATACCATATTCATTTCTTCCTTCTATAGTATATAAAGTATCATTTCTTTCTAATACATTATTACTAATGTATAGTTGGTCTATTGTACTTTGTAAGCCTTCACTTAACATTTCTAATAGAAAACGATTAATATCTGGAGCATCAGTATCATTTGTATAGATAGGGAATCCAGTTATTAATGCGAGTTTGTCGTACATATCTTTTACAAGCATATATAATTTTACCTCCTTTATATATATATTATAAAAGAAAAGGGTAGAACATTCAATATAATATTAAGTTATATTAAAATTCTACCCAAGTAAATAATATCTACAATTTAAAATTATAGAGTAATGAATGCTTTAACAACTGCTTTTGGTTCGATAACCTTTTCAGCGTAAATTTCCATTCCGTGATATTCATCAGCGAAGTATTTGTGAGAACGGAATTTATCTGGAGGTAGAACTTTACCAGCACGAGTTACAGCGTTTCTAGTACCAGCTACGATACATAAAGCATCAGCAGCTAAACCAGTTACTCCAACTGCATGTTGAGCATTTTTGTCTAATGATGGTTCAATCATAATATCGAATCCCATAATAGTTTTAACTTTACCAGTTTCAACTTTTTCATCAGCTGCTACAGTTGCTCTATCTTGTAAGTATTTAGAAAGCAATAATGCTGTATATACTTGAGTAGGAACATATAAGCAAGCGTGAGTTGATTTACCTTGTTGAGAGTTAGAACCATAAGTGATTTGACCATCAGCTGTGATAGCACCAGCGTTATACAATTGAGCAAACATAGGAACGATTACGTTTTCATAAATCAAATCGCCAGATGCTTGTTGTACTGGAACTGCTGCTGTACCAACTACTGATTGAACTTGGTTATCTTCAAGAACTAATTTCAAAGTTTCTCTGTTATGACGTTTTCTGATTTCAGAAGCTACTGCATCTAAGTTACCAGATTCATAATTCCAACGACCTTCTAATTCAGTTAAATCAGAAATAACAAATGCATATTTAGTGAATTTATCAATAGTCATTGTTTGTTTAGAGAATGAAATATTAGTTGGTTCTAATCTAGCATCTTTAGTATTGTAACCAGTAGAACCACCTCTACCATTGTTACCAGTTTCACCATTGATAGTACCAAATTCGATAGCTAATGATGAGATGTCTGGTTTAACGATTGCTACAGTATCACCGATTTTAAAGAAGTCACCTTCAAAATCTCTGTTAACTAAACCAGTTGAAACGTCTGTCATTGGTTGGTCTAAGATTAATTGCATCTTGGTAGCTAATGCAACTTCCATAGACTTGTCACCAGATTGTCCTACGTTTCCAGATTGAATTGGGTTTGGATTTCCAGCCATAATTTTAATCTCCTTTTAATTTTAAACTACATCTAGGATATTTCGACCTCCATCAATAACCGAGATTACTTCTCTTACTGCCATAGATGTTTTATATCCCAACCTAGCACTTGCTAGGATTTACTTTTAAGAACGTCCTAGTTTGGACTTTTAAATTCTTTTATAATTCTTTTTATTAATAATTTTTCTGGAGCTTTGACTCCTTCTTTTATATCTCTTAGACCGTAAGCTATAGCTTTTTTAATTAAAGGTTTTAATGGTAATAATGCTATTCCATATTGACCTACAGCTTGAATTAATATATCAGCTATTTTCTCTGCTTGGTCTAAATCTTCTTGTGTTAAAGTCAAAGATTTAACTTCTTTTATTTCTTCTCTTAATGCTTTTGTAATTTTCATACTATCTACGTTTTCTCATTACTTCATTAATCAAATCAATATGTTCTCTGTAAAATGCTGTTCTTTCTTTGAATGGTAATGATGCCATTCTTTCTAAAACATTTTCCTCATTGATTGAAGCTACACCATTAGCTTTACCTTCCGTAGCTGATTCAGTGAATGAGTCCATATCTACTTCCTCTACTGGAGTAGGGGGTACTTCAACTTTTTCCTCAACTTTTGGTTCTGGTTCTTTTTCAATTTCCACGGTAGGCATTTCTGAAACAGTAGTGTCCGTTTCTGATTTAATTTCTTCTACAGCCTTTTGCACATCAGTTGGGATATCCATCTTAGCTTGAGCAACTGCAAGTTTAACCTTAGCTTTTAAATCCACATCTAAATCATTAATACCTACTTGAGTTAGAATATTAACAAAAGTTTTAGCTGCTTCTGTTTTTTGTTCGTTAGTTAAACCATATCTTTCAATTTCTCTTTCAGCTCTTTTGAATACTAAATCATTTTCTGCTGTAATAGTTTTAGTTTCTAGTTCAGCTCTTTTTTGCATTAATCTTTCTTGAGCTGCTTTAACTAATTGTTCAGCCATAATAGCCTTAGAAGTATCTTCTGCTCTTAGTTCGTCAATAGTTTTAGTTGCATCAATACCGAAATGTTTTAAACCTTCTGATAAAGCATTCTGAATTACATCTTCATATTCTTCTAATTCTTTGTTAACTTCGACAATAAGTTTCTTATAATCTTCTACTGCCTTAGTTTCTTCTTTATCAAATTTTAATTCTTCTAGTTCACGTTTAACATCTTCGATGTTTTCTTTTTCAACTTCTTCTACTACTGGTTCTTCTACTTCTTCTGGTTTTTCTTCAACTTCTGGAACATCAGCTTTATCACCTTCTTGTTCAGCTTCTGCTTCATTATTGTCGTTTTCCACACCTTCCTTATGTTCTTCCACGACCTCTTCTTCTTTATCTGTTTCCTCTGTAGCTTCTGCAACCTCTTGTACCTCTTCTTTAACTTCTGGTTCGACAGTAACCACTTCATTTTCTTCTGTTGCTTGTGTTTCTTCTTCAATGATTTCATTTTTGATTTCTTCATTCATCTTAGATTTGACCTCCATTAATTGTATCTGTACTATTATTCATCATTTCCATTTGTTGTTGTTGCATATCTATTTGCTGTTGAGGGTCTACATATTCAGTAGGTTCTCCAGCAGAATCTATTAATTCTAATAGGTTATCACCATCTGTCAACTCTGCTTTAGCCATTAAGTAACGTACTGCTAATACTACTTGGTCTGGTTGTAAATTACTGAATATCATTTGTGCAATTGGTAATTGTAACATTTGCATTAATCTTTGTAATTCACCTTCTTTATCAGCTCTTGAAGCATTAGTTGAAATACTTACATTTAATGTTTCATCTGCATATATAGGGTCTAATGGTTTGTTAGCAACTATTGCTAATTCTCTATTGAAACTATAGAATGCATTAAATAATGGTAACATAAATCTATAACTAAATACATCTGTTTCTACTCTCATTCTAGCATTAGCTTTTTGAGATAATATAGCAGATTCTCTAGCTGTCCTTACAGCACCAGATGTATCTCCAGCCATATATTGATTCAATCCTAAAGTATTTTTAGATTGTTCTACAATCATATTGATTAAATCTAAACCTTGAACTGGAGCTGGATTAGGAGTCCAGAATTGAGGGATTCCTCCTATATCGTTATACTCCAATTCTTTTTTATCTCTAGCTTCTTTAACTTGCTGTCTTGATATAGTTCCTTTTTGATATAATAACCAAGGATTAGATACGTCATCTAAGTTCTTTAAGAACATATCAATAGCTCTATTTGCTAATCTATTAACTGGTTTGGTTGAAGCTAAAGGAGAAACTCCTCTATGAGTATTTCTGTCTAGTTTATAAGGAGCGTAAATAAGCCTTTGTGTAGAAACTCCATTATACTTACAGAAAGCTATTTTATTACCAACCACTACAGCTTTAATATTTGATAATACTTTATTATCAGAAGTAATAAAATCTCCGTAGAAAGTTAATACCTCTATTTGGTCTTTATCTGTTTTATTATAGTTAGTTCTTGAGCTGTTACCCCAATTGAAATAACTATTTCCAACTCCATTACGTGAAGCTTGTTCTATAATTGAACTCTTATCATCTTTTGATAGTAGGGGGTAGGCATCAGATGTTAATAGGGTTTTAGCATCAATATAACTTCTAATAATCTTTGTGCACCCTACTGGGTCTTTCTTGTATTCTTCACCATCAACATAAAAATCTAATGGGTCAATTCTTTCAATTTCTAAGTTATCATAAGATACACCAGTTTTCAATGTAAATCTTACTATTTCTTCACCAGTAGTTTCATCTGATAAAGTTTCTTTAATTCTGTATTCTTCTCTATTTTGTTTAAGTTTAATAAAAGATACTGCTTCACCTTTTAGAATCCAGTCATCTAATGTGTCACCAGATAAGTTTTCTAGTAAAGCCATACCTTTGAATTGTTCAGTCATTACTTGTTTTAATTTAGGAATCTTTAATGTACTATCTCCATCATTACCAGAAATTTCCAATAACGCAGTGTAACCTTGTAAGCAACTTTCAATTAACGCTGATTTATAAATCTTGAATGATTCAGCTGCATAAGGGAATCTTTCAACATCACTTTCTTCTGTACCAGCATATACTGTTTTATAAAGTGAGTTGTAATTCTTCTCCATATTTGTAGTTACATCAAGGTCTAACTTTTTACTTTTCACAAATTGCTGTATCTCATCTTTATATTTAGATACATCATACCAATCTTGTTTTGTTGTAATTGTTTCATCTGTCATTTAGATATTCTCCTTATATCTTTATTATAGAATAAGTAACATTAAATTTCTAGTGTTTATTAACAATTGTTTACATTTAGCCATTAAGGCATACGTCTTTCAGACTATAGTCGTTCTTGTTCGCCAGCAATATCTCTTAAGTTACTTAAGAAATGCATAGGATAAGATATAGCATCAATAGGGTGAATAAGAAAACGCTTATTATCATCGTTCTGAATTTCAGAATCTGTTGGGAGTTTAAGTCCAGCATTGGCAAGATTGTTCTTACATTCTTCAAAATTATAAAGTAACCACTTACAATTACTATTAACGAAAAGCTTTCTAACACCTTTTGCATTTCTAATTAATCCTCTTAATACTGCTAATCTATCTTTAATTAATGGGTTAGATTTTTGTACTCTCATTGTAACATCATATCCAGCATTACTGAAATGTGATAACATTACTGAATAATCAGAACCATTAGTCTTTTTATCTCTACCGTGAGCATCACCCATTATTGTTAGTTTATGAACTCCGTATTGGTCTATGGTTGATTGAATCATTTTACACATCTCTTTAGTCGTGACATTTTGTTCTATCAATTCATTCAATATATACCAGCAACCGTCATACTCTTGCATTAAATACCAACACATCGGATTATAGTTAAAGTCACAAGTTAATATTAAATTTTCTCTTGGATTAAATTGTAAATCTTCAACGATATTATCTTCTGTAAAATCTGGAAATGCTACAGTATTATCATAGTCTACATCTAATCCATCAACCATTTCCTTAATCTGTTCTGCTGAATATAACTCTTCTAACATTTCTACGTAATCATCTCCTAAGTGATGGTTCTCTCTAGTTGAAGCTGTTATATATCTATATCTAGGTTTTCTGGTTTTAGGATTAATAAAGTGTTTATTTAACCAACCTCTCTTTCCTTGAGGGTTAGTATGCATAAATAAACTTCTATAATATCCTTCCCAGTCTGCTCTCTTCTGTTCACGTAAACGAGTAATAAGTTTAATAAATATTATCTCTTCTAGGAATGAAGCTTCCTCAAATTCAATCCAAGTAAATTCTTCTGACATAAACTGTTCCCAATCTGATAATGTTTTAAAACGTATTTGAGAACCGTTTTTAAAATTCATACATTGTTTTCTATCAGTGAACCACCAATGGACTCCCTCTTTCATTCCCATATTTTCTAAGTGTTCTATATATTTTCTTTTGGTAGTATTATCTAACAAGTCTTGAGATTTAGCACCTACTAATCCTCTACAGCCAGCCCAAGTTAAAGCAAATATAATACCTCTTAATGAACCACAAAAAGTTTTACCAGAACCCATACCACCTTGATATAAAGCTATATCATCATAGATTTTATCTTGGTTTAATAAGCTATGGTCGAATCCAAATAAAAATTCACCTTGTCTTGGTAATAATCTATATTCAGTTCTTTTTATAGTTGCCATTATTCAATTACCTCTTCAAACATTGGGGTTGGGTCTATTGCTAGAATATCTTGTAAGTTAGCATTTAATCTAGTCCATTTATTATCGTCAAATAAAATAGTATGTTCGTAATCCTTATCTCTTATATATTCTACCTTATCTACATAAGGACATTGGCTAGACATTTCTATTAGTATTGCTTTTGGTAAAATATCTTGAACTAAATTGAATGTAGCTTTTAAAGGTTTTCTAGCTGTCAAAATATAAATAGGCTTATTACAGTTATTCAACATATATAATAACTTTTTATTAACTTTATATAGTTTAAATTTAGATTGAATAGTAGCTAATAATGTAGCTATATTCTGATTCTTAAATTTTTTCCAAGTGTAATCCATTAGATTCGTCATAAATCCGTGAATCAAAGTGTCATCTAAATCTACAAATACTGCATCAAATCCATCTAAGTTTCTCATTTTTTATTTATCTCCATATTGTAACATCTTTCTAAAGAATCTACAATCTTACAGAATCTAGTAGTCATATATCTACCAAAGTCTGCAAATGCATCAATACACATTGGGTCTGATTCATCTACTTCAAAAGACTCTTGAGTAAAATCATTTACGCATTTAAGGTTCATTAACTTTTTCAAGTCCATCTTCTGTGCATAATATTCCCAATTAAATTCATAATCGTCCAATTTATCTTCTCCGAATTTATCAATAAAAGCTTCTTTAGTTCTAGAACATCTCGTTGGATTATTCTTATGTTCGTGAATGTAAAAGGCTGATTCTTTTTTAATGTCAAAGTCTAGTCCTATTTCTTTAGCATATTTCTTATAATGCTTTTGACAGTCTTTACATTTTATTATATGGAATAGTACTATATCTTTAATACTATCATTCATACTTTTGTTAAAAAAGCTTTTTACTAATATCTGTATTGAAGCACAATTTATTTCCATTAATTAACCTCTTCCACTTAAAATAAATTTCCTAGTTCTTTCTATATATTTAGGGTCATCAAATTTCTTTTTATGTCTATCGTCTTTAGCTTTATAATAATTTGTTTTCTTCGCCATTTCCCAAGCTGATTCAAACGATAAAGTATAATACATTAATTTTCTAATTAGCTTAGCATCGTGAGCTGATTGGTCTACGGCATCTGGAGATTCATCAATTACTTCTATAATCATAGGGTCTTTATACCCTAATCCTCTTAAAGTAAACATATCTTCTACTGGGGTTCGTTGATATATCTTACCGTTAACTTCCGAAGTAGTTTTAACTATTGTACCTTCGAATACATTGAGCACATCTTCTTTGAACTGATTTGGTTTATCTTGCTTTTGCTTAGCTTTTACTCTATCGTATAACTCTTGAATAAAACTATCGTGTTTTCCGACTTGTAAATCAGTTCCTTCAAAATCAAATGTAGTAGTAACTATATGCCTTTTATTTGTATAGCACTCAAAAGATTTACAACCTTCTAATTCTTTAACTATAAAAGTTTCTAGATTCATTCTAGTTAAAATATATACGTGAATGCCAGTACCAGAAGATGAAATTTCATACTCTGACTCATCAAATTCTTTTAAAAATTCTCTAGTTTCTGATTCCATTAATCCATCTTCTGTGAAGCAATCATCTAAATCTAGAACCATTAAACTAATATCTCTTACAATATTACCCATCATTACAGATACTTTGCAATTTTTATTATCAGCTACATAAGCTGCATCATATAGATTCATAGCTGTAATATCATATATTCCAACTGGTTTCATTGTTTGAGGATTTAATAATCTTTTATCTTTAGATATTGTAAATATTTTATATGGGTATAAATACATTACTCTTCCTTTTCGATAATTATTTTAACTTCAAATTTCATTTGTTCATTTTCGATAGCTTTAATCTGTCTTATCTCTTTTAATATTCTGGCTGCAACTTCGTACTTACCTTCGAATTGAGCCTTTTGTAACATTCTATTATACTGTAACATAATAGTATTTAGATTATCTTCTACTAATCCAGTTTCTTCAACTGCTAATATATCTTCTTTTACAGTCTTGAATCTTGGGTCGGTCTTTACTGCTCTCAATAACGAAGCCATATCTTTTGCATTTAATTTCTTGGTAATAACCTTACGTAATGCTAGTTCCTCATCTTCTCTATAAAGACAAGCTAACGCTACAGCTTCCATCATTTCAGTAGTTATTTCTTCCATTATTGAACCACCACCTTGTCAATAGTTATTTTACCTATTCTACTCTTGATGAATTTTTTATTGTTAAGTAACATAACTACTTCGTGAACATTATTACATACTTCAATTGTTCTAGTGTAACCCATTATAGTTTCATTAATTAGATAAATCATTTGATTCTACTCCTTTACAATTCTTTAACATTATTAATGCTCTACTATCCAATAAGAATGTTAATGTATCGTATAGAGATATCCTTTCTGCTTCTGATAAGTTATTTTTAGATAATAACTTTTGTATATCTGCTATTTGGTCATTAATTAATTCTATATCTGGATTCATTCTAATCTCCAATTTCTACAATATGTGATTCTTTTATTTTGCCTTTACTGTCAAATTTAATTACTGCATATCCTTGTTGCCAATCTGGTTGAACCATATATTCTGGGTCTAAGGTACATAAGCAACCAGTTTCGAACCATACAAATCTTTTACCAGATTTTCTTGTAGTGAACTTAGCTAGACGATGAGTATGTCCAGTTGCACCAGATAAATAATGTGCTTCAAGTTCTTTCATAGCTGAAAGTCCAGATTTATTCCCCAACCTAGTTCCGTGCTTAAACATAAAGGTATCATTTACTAATAGACTGGAGCAACCGACAACCTCAAATTCATCTACTTTTAATAAGTCAAATACATTTTCTACAAGTCCTACAATGTATGGAGCATTATCTAAAATATATTTTGTTAATCTTGTTTCGTGGTTTCCTATAGTATAATAGATTTCTGCATTAGGATTAGCTTGTCTTAATCTACCTAGAAATTCACGACACATATCAATTTCCTCTTCTGGGTCACGACCTTTAGGGTCTTTAGAGAATCTTGATAGTTTATAGAAATCCATTAAGTCACCATTAAGCACAATCACATCTGGCATTTCTAGATAACAATCATTAATAAACTTATCTATTGCATCGTCATCTTGAAAAGGAAAATGAATATCGCTAGCTACAAATACTTTTTTATCTTTTAATCTTAATTCTATATCTTTAATCTTTTTATTTCTTATCATTCATAAACTCCTTTTCGATATAAGCTAATAACATTGTATCATAATCTTGACTATCTTTAGCCTTAGCTTTTCCTTTTTTGCCACCTTTGCATTTATCTTCAATTTCTTTTACTTTACTTTTCATTGTATACCTCCATTACTAGTTCGTTAAAAAATCTAAAGTGTCCTAAAATATTGTTCATAGTTGATGAATCATCAAAACCGTATTTATAATCCTTAACTAAATCTTTACATACTGGAGTTACTAATACTAAATTTTTAAGACATTCATCTACGCTAATATTTTTATCTCTGTAAACTTCAACTACTGATTTTAGATTGTAACCATACATATCTAATAGTTTTTCTGCTGTCTTTTCTCCAACTTTAGGAATACCATCAATACAATCTTCTTTATCTCCAATTAGCATTTGTTCTAATTGTTTTTTAATATAATCTTTTTGTTCTGATATTTCTTCTGTTAGATTAATTTTACAATAATTAGGGCAATAATATCTCAAGTCTTTATCATCTGAAAAAACTATTGCGTTATCTAGTTCTTCGTACATCATTATTAAAACATCATCTGCTTCCAATTGAGGAATCTTAATTAGGGTATCAGACATTTCAGTTAAGACATATTCCCTAAACATACCTAAATCTTCATTTCTTTTTCTCTTACTTTTATATGAAGGGTATATATCTTTTTTGTATGTATGCCCAGAAACTACTTTAATTAATCTATTGTTCTTATCTATTTGGTCTAGCTTATATTGTGCTGATTTAGTTAATTCATCTAAGACATTCATCATATCTTCTATTTCATTTTCTTCTCTAGCTACAGAAGCGTAGAACGCTTTACAAATATAACCGTCATAATCAAGTAGTCCGTGTAACATAAATTCCTCCTATTTATATTATGTACGATTGTAAATTAAATTTCAACTATTCTTCAACTGGAATGTTACATTCCTTTACATCTTCTTCTGGTTTAGTTTCTAACATTTTCTT